AGGAGTCCATATCTGTCCTTCATATCTTCGTAGGAAAAGAAGCTGAGCATTCTCTAACACACGCTCAGCATTACCCTCATAAGCTTCCAACACTTTGTTGTACAGCTCAAGTTCATCTGTTGTGTCCCCAATTATCTTGGCTGCTTTCACTGGACCAACACGGAACAATCCTTTGATGTTATCAGCAGCATCACCTGTCAGCATCTGCGTGTACAACTTGACCAGAGCTTCCTCTGGTTTGATGTAGTAGCCTAGATGTTTAACAAAGTTGTAATGCCAACCAACAATCTGATCTAAGTCTTTGTCTAAAGACACAATGACACAATTGTCACCAAGCTTTGTAGCTTCAATGGCAATGGTGTCATCGGCTTCCTGACCCTCAGATATAGAAGCACCCCATTCTTTTACTAGATAGTTTCTAAGGAAAGCTAGATGCTTAGGCTTAGGCTTGTCCACTCTATTACCTTTGTAAGGTACAGTGGTGGCTATCTGATATCGGAAGTTGTTCTTACCTGTCAGGTGCATGCTCCAACTATCCACGAAGCAATCAGGATAGATGTTATCAACACCACACATGAGAACATCAACGATTAAACGATCCAGTGTACGCTGTGCCGTTGCTTCGTCTTCGTCCTCACATGCGGATGCTGCCCGATAAGCGAAGATGTCGCTATCGAACAGAGCTTTCATTTACAGAACATCCTCATCGTCTGCACTGATGCCACTAGCTGCAGAATACTCAACCAACTCAGTGACAACCAGCTTCTTCAATGAAGGGCTAACACCTTTCTTGTTCTTGTATGTCCAAGAGTATGAAGACACCAAGGCTTTGGCTTTGCTGCCATTACCAATTGCTTCAGTAATCTCATCGTTCTCAACGTCAAAGACACGCATAGGCTTCTCTGATTTACAAGTGATGTACCTGCCCATGTCAGTCTTCTTGTCTTCACCAGTCTGAACACTGATGCCCATCTCTTCCAATGCTTCAACAGCAGCATCAGACAGGTTGCACAAGTTAAACTGGAACTTACCAGACATCTCATTAATCTTAGTGTGTTGACACCAGAACAAATCAGCCTTCAGCTTAATAGCTTTCTTTTCTTCAGTCATAATTTTCTCCAATATAAAAACCCACTAGTAACGTCAGTGGCACTCACGCCAGTTGTTGCCAATCTTTCCTTCGGCATCCACTGGGCAACGGAACTTAAGAGCCTCTCCTGCTTTAGTTGCTGCTTGCTCTATGAGCCTAGCTGCTTCCTCTGCCTGATCTTCTCTCACTTCCCATTGTGTTTCGTCATGAACAAACGCTAACAGTTTAGCATTTATTCCCTTCTCTTGCAACAGCTTTGTTGATTCAATCAACCACTGTTTAGCAATGATAGCACCTGCACTTTGCAGCAATGTGTTCAATGCTGCATGCTCAGATCTAACCCACACCCTGCGTCCATCCAGTGCAGGGAGGTGACCCTTAGCCATCAGCCTAGATATCTTCTTCTTCAAGGCAGAAAGGCCGGGTGTGTTATTGATAAAACTATCAATAAGTTTCTTGCCCCTGCTACTGTTACCGCCTACGATACTACCTGCCTTGGCTGCACCTGCACCATACAACACACCATAGGTCAGAGTCTTGGTGGTGTTCCTAGCCTTCTTATGCTCAGGATTGTTATCGTCCTTAACAGTGCCTCGTTCTACCAAGCCAAAGCTTTGTGCATTGAACCAGTGGATATCACCCTTAAGCAACTCATCCATCCACTCTTGGTCATTCAGGTAGTGGCCTAAGCAGCGAAGCTCAATGCCTGATAGGTCCACACCTACCTGTTTGTACCCCTTAGGTACACGCCACATCTCTCTGCACTCAGCACCGAAGGGGCTACCCACCGCAGGAACCTGTGCCATGTTAGGGCTACTGTGTGTAGCTCTGCCAGTGACAGCACCATTGGTAGTTACCCTACCATGCACCCTACCATCGTCACCCACTAGCTCAAGCCAACTGCTGATCTGAGCTACACGCTTTTGAATCATTAAGTACTCAGCAATTATTTGTCCTTCGGGGAACACAACACCCTTCAGAGTGTCCTCATCCACTATAGGTTGACCCGTTGGGGTCATCTTAGTTGGCTTCCATCCTAGCTTGATAAGCCTGTCACCAATCTGCTGCCTACTTCCGGGATTGAAGATGGTTACTTTGTCCTTCAATTGTTTGCCTGTCTTCTCAGAGAAGCGTTGCTCAACAATGGGAGGGAACACCTTCTGCATTTCCTCTTCAATGTCAGACATGCGTCCACTGAGTGTGGCGTTCAACACCATAGCTTTCTCCATGTCTAGCATGAAGCCATTGTTCTCCATGCCACGGCAGATGATGGCAACCTCATGCTCAAGCTGAATGCTTTGCGTGGAAAACCCTTCCTTCGTCATGGTTATTGTCAGAAAGTTGTACAGTTTTTCTAAAAGTTGAACATCTTGTTCACAATAAGTAGCCATCTCTTCTGACCATCCACTGTCGAAGTCAGTGAAACCAATCTTGTAACTACCTAAGCGATAGCCCCACGCCTCTAGGCTATGTAGTGTAGGGGCTTTGCCTTCCTTAGGAAGCACCACCTCAATGTCTGGTTTGTACAGGCGTGACATCACTAGGGTATCCACTAGGCTGTTGTCAGGAATGACAACACCCCATACCTTATTTAGTATGGGTGCGTCAAAGCCGATGATGTTGTGGCCCACCACTTGCTCACCTTCTAAGTATTGCTGCAAGCTGTCGGCTTCCCGCCAGTGCCTCACTTCACCAGTGGTGTTGTGCTTAGTAACACACAACCATATGGTGTCATGTTTCAGGTTTGTCTCTATGTCTAAGAAGATCATCGTCCTTGTCCTTATCATTTTGTCGGAGATTGTTAACATCTACCGACTGTTTGTAATCTTCTAATGAATCTTTACCAAAGATGGCATTCCATCTGGTAGCCCACTCCTCATCAGCTATTGACTTGGGACGCTGAGTGTGTCCCTTTCCACCATCACTCGTCATATCTCTGCCACACCAGTACAGGTGTGTCCTCTCCTATGTATGCACCTTCAATGTTGAAGAGAATATATTCATTGGCTTCCTCTTCAGACATACCATCTCTGTCCACAAATACTTTAATCATCTTGTCAGCATCGTAGACCAAGACCTCCACTCTCTTATTACCATTCCATATGGAAGCTTGTCCAATGATGGAATCATCAAGATCGTCCCACTGTTTCATAGCATCATTCCCTCCATAGTATCTGCTACCTCAAACATTCTGCCAGTGTCTTTGTTATAAAGCAAGCTGCAAGCAGGACCAGTCTGTCCACTGTAGCGGTTCTTCAATACCCTCACCTTGGTGGTGTTACGCTCAATAGGATCGTCAGCCTGACCATTCCTCTCAAGAGATACCACCATGTCACTTAGTTGTGCAATGGCAGCACTGCCTCGTAGCTGAGCTAGGCTAGTGGCTGCACCTTCTTCATGTCCCTTGTCTGATGGACGCTTGAGATGGCTAACAATGATGAGAGCTATGTTAGTTTCCTGCACAAGCATGCGAAGCTTGGTCATAATTTCATCAATGGCCTTACGCTCATCACCATTGTCCTGACTAGATACGATGATGGACAAGTGGTCCAAGAATACATACTTACAGCCTAGTCCCTTAGCCATGTACTTGACACGATTGACAATGTTCTCAATGGCTGTACTTCCGAAGTGGTCAAAGAAGAACAAGCGTCCAGTGCCTAGTGTCTTTTCAAATGCGTCCTTGCGTACAGCATCAGACACCACTGATGTAGGTAGATGCAGTGGTGCATCAGCAGCTAGGCTCATCATCGACAGGCTAGTCTTACGCACACTCTCTTCAAGAAACATCAAGCCAATGTTGCTGTCACTATTCTGTAGCAAGTGCCATACAATTTCCCGTAGGGTTTGACTCTTACCTAAGCCACTACCTGCTGTGAATGTAACCAGTTCACCTGACCTAATGCCATAGGTAATTTCATTAAGCCCTGCCCAAGGATAGAAACAATCTGCTGCCTCCATTGGTGTAGACACCAAATCCCACAGGCTAGACCCACAGACAATTCCATCAGGCACGAAGGGTTCAGCAGCCCACCACCTAGAAACAAAGGCAGCTTCCTTGTTATCAGCAAGCCATTCGCATGCATCTTTATATTCAGGATCAGGTTTAAATATCTTGCACTTGCTGCCAAACAATTCAGCAACTTCCTTTGCTGCCTTCTTCCCTGCCTCATCACCATCGAAGCACAGCACAATGTTTTCAAAGCTGTTGATGTATTCGTAGTTTGCTTTAGCATCCTTCAATGCACTACCTGCACCTGTGCGTATAGACACCACAGGATATTTACTACCTGTCAATTGGTATGCAGCCAGTGCATCAAACTCACCTTCAGTGATGGTGAGGTACTTGCCATTGGATGGGTACAGGTTCTGTCCAAACAATGTACCCTTGCTCCACCCACCCACTGTTGTAAACTTCTTATCCTTCACCTCTCTACGCTTAGCTGCCACCAGTTGGGAGTTGCTATCGTAATAGGGGAAGTAGTAATGACCATCGCTACGCACAACGCCATAGCGTTCCATTGTTGCTTTGCTGATGCGTCTGTCAGACACACTAACACTGTGTCCTTCGTTGTAGCTTTTAATAAAGCTACTGGTATCTTTTGTATCTCCATCTACATCTATCACTTCAAGCCTTTCATTGTTGGTTGATGGGATGTATGTATCACATACAAAACATTTGGTGGACATGTCTTCGTTGATGGACAAGCCATCACTGCTACCACATGTCTCACAAGGTAGGTGTGTTTTTAGAAATGCCATAGCCCTTGTAAGTTACTTTGTTAGTCTTAAGCACAGTGTCGTACCCTTGAAATAGCTTAGTCATTCTAGCATCGTGCATAGCATGAAGGCCAATTAATAAATTGGATATCTCATCTTCATCAGGTTTCTTTTCTCTGTCCATCAACACCCATAACACAGAGTCAATGTCTTCTCTAGTCATCCATGCTGCCATGATAAGGTCTTCTAGTTCATGTAGTTTCATTTTGTTTCTTAAGTTTGTTCTCAACTAAACTGATAAGCCAATGCTTATCACTTCCGGCTATAAAAGCCATCTTATTCTTTTCTTCATCAGTCAGCCCAATCCATGTGCGCTGTGTTGCTTCTATCTCTTGACCAAGTCTCTGCACTTCACGCATAGCATGTTCACGCAAGGCAGCTTCCCATGCTGCCCATGCCCAGTATTTAGGACTGCCTCTTCTAAACGGACTACTACGAATGATGTCACTATCCCACCATTCATTAAAGTCTTTCATGCCAACAACTTCATCGTGTGTCATTCTTTTCCCCTTGCTCGGATGGCTTCTGCAATAACAGTTGATGGATGAAACCAACCTACTGCCCACTTGTCTGCAATCTTTGCACACTCCTCACGCTCCATGCGAATGGCAGCTTTGATGGCATTAGCTTCCCAGTTATAGGGCTGTCCCTTCATAGAGTTCTCACGCTCAATGCGAGCAAACTCATCGTCTTCATCTGTGTGTATCATTTTGCTGCCTCCATATACAGACCCACATTACCCAGTGCATAACCAACAAAGGCTATGCCTAGCCCAGTGTTACCTTTGAGTAGCAGATCCACTGCCACCACTGTGTACACTACACCCACTACAGCAATAAGCCATGCACTCATTTGTTCACCTTAAATTCTTCAAGCACTCTCATAACTGCTTTAATAAGTTCCATGTCCTGAGATGGCTCAGGTAAGTTGCTTTCCCACCGAAGTAAAAACTCTAGTTCATCTGCAACGATAGTTTCAATTTCATCTCTTGTC